GATCACAGAATTGAAACATATTTTTTAGTAAGCCTGGTGGTTGAAATAAATTGTCAGGTCTTTTTATGCTTTCGGTTGATTGTATAAATAGTGGAGCTATTTGATTTTTGCGATCATGTGTTTTCTTTACATTATGTACGACAGAATCTACCTCTGCTTGTGGTAGTGGTGGGTTGTTGTTCTTATTCCAGTTCTGTAGAAATACTTTTACAAAATCTAGATTTACATTTTTAGAAATAAGATATCCGGCAATCCTTGCAGCCCCATCATTTCTAGATCCTTCCATAACACCATCAAGTGAGAAAGGTGCAGTTTGCCTACTGCTTTCTATTTTTGGTACGCCAGTTATTTGTGTGTATTCTTTTTCAGTAAAGTCAGGTAGATCTGTATGGTCGTAGATCTTCCAATCTGGAATCATGACTGGCTTATATACTTGCCCGTTAGCGTGACGGTTGTATGGAGCTATTATAAGACCACCAACGCCCCTGATGTCTATCAATCTTTCTATTGGTGTTTCATTGGTCCTTCTCGTAGCAAAGGTCGTATAGTTTTCAGGATTGTTGTAATAGTAATGCATACCCTTACCTGTAATGACTTTGAAAGGACAAGCAGGTAAATTTTTTTCTACCCAGTCCATAGCTTCAGGTGAGTCAGCATCTACGACAACAAATTTGCCGCATACTAAAGCGACAACAAGGTTATCTCTGTCTTTGAACCAAGACTCTACAAGATCTCTTTCAGGTCTTGTTTCCTTGTATTGTTCCCAGCCTTTTAAAAATGACGGCGGTTTCTTATTAGATCTCTGAAGAGGTACAACATTATATCCTTCATCATAATAAGCCAGAGCAATATCCAAGGACGAGTCATCCTCGGTAATATTGAGCTGGAACATGTTATTCCTGTTCTTTTAAGATATCAGATATTGATCCGTATATAGATTCAAAATCTAATCTTCCTTCTGTCACCTTAATAATGTGTTTGGCTTGTGCTATTGACGGTTGCCTGTATCCGTATCTCCAGGACTTAGCAGTAGCCTCAGAGCAATTGAAATCCTCTGCTGCTTTTTTGTGTCCTAAAAATTTTATGTATCCAGAAAGATCATATTGATTTACTTCTCTTTCTTTAAAATTAGGTTCAACTCCCATCTTGTTTAACTCCTTTAGTTTTTTTGTTGAAATGGCTTTGGTCCTAAAATAATAGTTTGCTAGCCAAGTGTGATTAGTTTTTTTATTCATATACATCTCCTAAATAATATGTTTTACATATAGTATCTTTTTGGGCTATAATTGGCAAGTTCATTTTTACACATTTATAAGGAGGGTAGATTATGAGCTTAAAAGACAAAATAAAAACACCAGATAAAATGGTGGACCAACAAGGAGCAAAACTTCTTGTTTATGGTCAAGCCGGAGCTGGTAAAACATTTTCAACACAGACTATGCCTGGTAGGGTTTTGGTCATAAGTGCTGAAGCTGGGTTACTATCCATCAAGGATGCTCCAAACGTATCCGCTATTGAAGTAAAAACTTATGATGACTTGAGGGAAGTTTATGCTGCTCTTAAATCAGGTGAGTTAGATTACGATAGCGTGTGTCTAGACTCTGTATCAGAGATTTCTGAAATCTTATTGGTATACGAGAAAGGTAGAAACAAAGACGGAAGAATGGCTTATCAAAATGTTAGTGAAGCTGTTACAAGTCTTATGAGATCATTTAGGGATCTTGATATGCATGTATTATTTCTTTGCAAAGAAGGTAAAGAAAATAATGATGGTGTATTTCTATTCGGTCCTAAAATGGCAAGTAAACCTCTGGGGGATGCAATCACATACTTCTTTGATGAGGTTTTAGCTCTACGCATTGTTGATGATCAAGATGATGAAGGTAATGCTGTAGCGGCTAGGTGGTTACAAACAAGGATTGGTCAAGGCTACACAGCCAAAGATCGTAGCGGTAAGCTAGAGGCCTTTGAAGAACCAAATCTAACTGCTCTGATTGAAAAATTAGGGTTTAATATTAATCTTGAAGAAAAGAAGGAGAGTGCTTAATGTCAGATTTTAGTGATGTTGATTTTTTCGAAAACGCGGATCAAGTAGAATCTAAAGGTCCGGAGGTTGCACCAACTGGTGTATATGAAGCGAAGATAATTGCTGCTGAGAAATATAAATCTAATAGCGGTAATTGGACGCAGAAAGTTACCTTTCAAATTGATGGTGGTGCATATCGCGATCATAATGAATGGTATAACCTATGGTCTGCAAATGCAGAATCCAAAAGAATAGCGAGTGAAATATTTAGTCGTCTTGCTATTGTTTGTGGATTCAAAAAGTTACCAGATCTTGCAAATGACTTTATAGGCAAACAACTCAAACTTGGACTGAAACAGGTTGAGGAAACCTGGACAAATGATGAGGGTGAGCAAGTAACATCAAGCAAGACCAAGATCTTGAAGATGGAGCCTACTGAATTCAAACCAGCAACAGCTAGTGAGAAACCTCCGTTCTAAGTGTAGAAAAGAAAAAGGGGCATAAAGCCCCTTTTTTTTGTTTGGATCTTTTACATGTTCTCCAATCTTTCTATAGCCCAATTCAAATAGACAACAGCCTTTTTTAGATCCTGGATGTTAGATCCCTTGTAATCCTCTCTCCATATATATTTGACTGCGTTGCCCTTACAGAAACCTTTAAACTCTTCTGCCGTAAGCATGGACCTCATAGCATCTATATACTCTATTTCGCCTCTAGTGTAATGAGGTGGTTGGTTTACTAGATCTTCACTCATCTATTTTCTCCTTATTATATTTTCATCAAAGCCTTATTAACTTTTCTATTTCGCAGCCACCTTTCTAATTCTTCTCTTTCTTCATAAGAAAGATTTTTTATTGGATCATCAACTAAAGCATTTATTTTTTTTATTGTTTCATCTATCCAAGTTTTCAAATTTTCGTGGTTTGCATTACTTAACATACGACTTTCGTTTTCTACAAACTCTCTTATCGCACGGTCACTTATGTTTCCAATATATCTACTAATAGACGCATCAGTAAAACCATATTGTTTTAGAAACTTAATATCTTTACGCATCTTTATAGCTTCAATCTCTTTCATTCCAGCCCCTTAAATCTACGTTAACTATATTAGGTGAGTTGTAGGTTGTGGCCCTTTGTCCATCAAGAACAGCTTTGTATTCTCCAAGCGTATGTTCTAGTTTGAGCCAGCCTGAAACCATATCCTCTTCTTTCATTCTGAAGATCTTACTAGCAAAAGGATGTTTCTTTTCTTGAGCTACGAAGTAAAAATCTACCACGTTGAACCCAGCTTGTTCATACCCACGTTTATACCAAGCAGCCTGTAAGTCATACTGAAACTTTTTGATAGATGATGTAAAACCAGGAACAGAACAATCTGATGTAGTTTTGTAATCTACTAGAATGATAGATTTGGAATCATCTGTTATATCTATAGGGTATCTAAGAACATCTGATTTTACCTTTAGCAATAGATCTTTTTCCCACCAGAAGAGAGCTACTTCATACGGAGAAGTAAACACACCTGGAAACTCATCTTCTTTGACTGATAAAAGCTTGTTGCCTTCTTCAATCATAGCTGAACGCATACCGAATATAAGATCTCTATCTTTACCAGAGATGACGGTAAGACCTCGCTCTTCATATTCTTTCTTTAGTTCTTTGTTTGCATTGGTGTATGGAGATCCGCTCAGCGATACCACATCTTTTACGAATGCATCTTCACCCTCAACAATAAGAGAGTGAGCTGCCGTTCCAAACTTCATAGCTGGCGTAGTTTCGGTTTCTTCTTCAAATGCATGGTGTTGGCTCTGCATGAACCGTCTTGCTTGTGATGACGATATTCCTGGTGCAGAGTGATAAAAGTTATGCTCCATATCAGGAAAGTAGATAGCGTTGCCGAGGACAACATGTTCTTCTTTTTCAAGTGACTCAGGTAATTGTTTCATGATGCCTCCTCCAGTTTATTTACTGCATCAGTAAGCTCTTTGACACATTTGGTAAGTTCACCAATATTAACTTCAAGCTGAAACAAAGTATAATTTAACTTATCTTTGGTAAGCTCTTTTTCAACACGATCATTCAACTCTTTTGTAGATGCTAATATAATTGCATCCAATTCGTTTTTTAAATCCATAGTATTCTCCTAAAAATATATGTAATAAATTGCATTGTAAGGTAAAATGATTATAATGTCTACAAACACATAACATAGGAGTTACAATATGGGTAAAGTTTCAGAGTTATATCAAATGGCTAGATTGTCATACGATCAAGCACATTCAGATGTTTTAGATAAAAAAGCAGATAGTGTTTTGGAAGCTTATAAAAAGTATTACAAAGAAAACACCGGCTTTTTTTCTACAGATCCTGTTTTAGAAATAAAACAATTTGATGAAGAAGATAACAATCCGTATTATCATGGTCCTTGAATCGCGTGTGCCTAGCCTACTCCTTTTACTGTTAATAATAGGGTTAGGCACTCTGCATAAGTAACAGGGGGCTTAGCGAGTATTCCCCTGCTAGACCACAGTTGTAAATTACTGCATTGAAGGCGTAGTTCACCTAAGAAGTCGCAACGAACTACTTACTTTTAACGGAGGGATTATGAGTAGTACAGAGACAATACAGAGTATTATTAGTGATTTTAATAATCTAGATAGATCTGAAAAGATTGAGATGATTGAGATCTTAACTAAGATGGTCGTTAAAGATATAGAGAAAGAAACTTTAGATAAAGCCGAAGATTAGGGTATAGTTGTTATATGACGTTAAAGGTAGTTCCAATAAGCAAAAAGATGAAAGAGCCAACGCTGACTGAGTTGTTAGCTCGTTTGGACTCTTTATTTAACAATCAAGAAATAAGAGGCGCACCTAAGATAAATGTGGTTTTAACGTCATTAGGCTTTTGTTTATGGACTTTGAATGAGATCCTAGAGAATGATGAGGAGAAATTCACAGAATTAGTGAATGAAGTCATAGACAAATACTTGCCTGTAGACGGCCCTAGATCTTCTTTTTTAGGACCAGAAGATGAATAAATGTGTAAATAATGAACCTCAAATGGGGAC